GGTTTCATGATGATGCTGAGGATTGGCTAAATCTGGCATACAACAAGACGCAATTCAGCGAAGTGAAGTTTGATGTTAACAACACCATGATGGGACTTTTCGACGCTGTTGCCGACAACAAGTCTGGTAGCATCCGAACAACAAAGATCGTGATGGTTGCGATTGGTTTGTGTCAGTTGGCCGATTATCATGATAAGATGCTTTTTACCGATCGCTTCAATGAGGCGTTCAACGATCTTCTTAAGCGCATTAACGCAGAAGCAAAGGAAGAAATGAACGCGGTAGAGAAATCAGCACAAAAGGCTCTAGGTCGTGCTTTAAAATATTTGCACAGCAAGTATAAATTCACATGGATGACGTTATGAATGAGATGACATTTTTCACATCCTGTCATTGTCGTATTTTGTCATTGGAGCAATCATCGGATTTTTGTTGGGGTATAACGTAAAGCGGTGAAAAACATCATTCTGGCGGCGATTGCATTTTTAAGCCTGTCTAGCTGCCTTGAAGTAGGAAGGTTCGACGCATACGGAAATCAGCTACCAGAAGAATGTTATGACATATCAGACGTACAGGACACCATTACTCAAGAAACTTCACAGGAATCCATGCGTAAGATGCGCGGCAAGATAACGTCGGATAATGAGACATTAACCGGGCTATGGGTGTTGTTTTCGGTAAAAGACGCCAACGGTAAAGAATACAAGTTCACAGCTATATTTGTGAACAAAGACATACCGGATTGGGACAAGAAAAACACTCTAGAGCATGAATACTGCCACGAAAAGATGTACCGCGTTTACGGATATTCACGGTTTCACGAATGAGAGGAAAAGAAATGACTGATAAATTCACAGAAAAAAAGATCAAAGCGCTACAGGATGCAATTCTTGAAGCCAACAGGTTTATTGACAAAGCTGAAAAGGCCATCGACAATTTTAAATGCAATGATATGCCCTGTATGATTTCCTCGAAGCACACAGCATCGGCAAAACGATCCAGCATGGATTTAACACGGGCATTGGTAGAGGTGCGGAAATGAGTGAAGATATTGTCAAAATATTGCGGTCAAATGAAGAATTGGGTGCGAAGTGTGCTGAATTGGAGCAAGAAAATAAGAGATTGAGAAATGCAAGAATTCGTCACATTCCGATACGGGGAAAAAATATTGCTGAAATTAGAGAAAACGCATATTGCTCAGAGCTTTACCATAACGGAGGTGACATGCGTCTGGTGTGGGTAAACGAGGGTGATTTGATCAACCACGATTTTGTTCATGATACGCTGAAAGGAGGTAAGTGATGGAAGATTTTGAAGCACATTGTTTACGTGATGATACTGACATTTTAAATATTGGTGCCTGCGATTTGGGTGTGGTGATAGATGTTTTGTCAGGAACATCAGGACTAGAGCATCATGAAAATTCCGAAAAATACCGTAATGATGTTATACTAAGAGATGAAGATGTGGTAAAATTGCGAGATTGGTTAAACGAATACCTGAATACATAAGGTGAATAATGAAGCAAAGCCACCGAGACAAAAACTATCCAAACGTTTCAGATCACGCGCTAGTACGGTATTTGCAGCGTGTCAAGGGAATGAACATAGACGCTATCAGGGCGGAGATTTTAAACCCTGAGCGCTACAGGATGGTTGAGAATGGATGCACAAAGATCATGTGCGATGGCGTGTGCTTTATCGTCAAGAACAAGACAGTTGTAACGACGGTGGATTGAGGTAATTACGATGATGCAAAATGTATTGATTGGAACTCAAAACAAGGAGACTAAGGCTCGAAAATCGCATCAAATCCAAGCGGAGGTATTAGAGGTTCTTGTAGATGGAGAGCGCCACAAGGTTATGTTGCATGTTCCTTTTAGTCCAGAGCATGTTTTTTCAGATTGGGTTTTGTCAGACTATCGCACGGGTTGGTGCATTCAGCCGACAAAAGCATACGAAGACATGCTTATTGAGTCGGGAAATGTAACCTACAGCAAACTGGAACTAGCTCAATTTATCGTTGATAAGATCATTGGTCGCATTGGTGCTGAGAAGTTTAAAAAAGTTATTTCTGAGCAACCAACGATTAATGATTAAAAAGAAGGATGCGCTCCGATGAGTGAAGAACGCCAGCCGCCGCAAGAAGCGCTAGAGCTTGCCAAGACTTTTGAAGCCAGCCAGAAATCAGTAATTGACACACTTACCATGTTGCAGAGCAAACCGGGCTTTGACCATGACCGCATCGAAAAGGCCAAGGAGCATTTCAAGAGCGGCTTTGATTGCATCAACAGCGCGTTGTTAGGGTGAATGATATGTGCAAATGCAAAGAGCTTGAAGCTCGCATTAACGAACGCGAAGAACTGCTACAGGAGATTTATCAAATGTGGCGGCCTTTGTGGGAGAAGGCAGGGTTAGACGAAGATCACCCTCTATTTCAGGCCGTAATGGACCGCATTCAGGAAATACCGAACGATCATGATGGGAAAATGCTTCAAGAGGTATTGCAGATTAAAAACATCCAATACAACACTAATAGCGTTATTGAGGATTATCAATTGATGCAGCGCGATAAATACGGAGATTGAATAGATGGCGGCTCCGGTCGGAAACAAGTTTTGGATGGCTAGAACAAAGCATGGGCGTGACAAAATATTCGCGTCATCAGATGCTTTGTGGGAAGCTTGCTGTGAGTATTTCGAGTGGGTAGAAGAAAACCCGTTATATGAAGCAAAAGCGTTCTCTTATCAAGGTGAGACGACTATTTCGGAATTGCCGAAAATGAGAGCAATGACTATTGCAGGTCTTTGTTTGTTCTTGGATATCAACCGTGGAACGTGGAATAAGTGGCGTAATATAGAAGATTTTAGCGAAGTCGTTACGCGAGCGGAAGAAGTTATCTCTTCGCAAAAGTTTGCCGGTGCTGCTGCTGACTTGCTGAATGCAAATATTATCGCTCGTGATTTGGGGATGATGGATAAAAATGAAGACAACGATAAGGGCGATCTATCTGAAATAGTATCAAAGCTGATCGACAAGCTACCATCATGACACTAACAACAGGTAACGTTGCGCTGGACAGGCAATTAGCGCGATGGTACGGGCTTAAAGATCATCCTGTACAGTTGAGTTTGATAAGTGCGGTACAAAATGGCGTTCGTTTTCCCTTGGTCCCTGCTGGTCGCAGGTCGGGCAAAACAGAGCGCTTTAAGCGTTTTATAACCAAAGCCGCAAACCGAAAGCCGGGGATGTATTTTGCTGCTGCGCCTACGCATGATCAGGCAAAGAAGATATTCTGGAAAGACCTCAAAGACCTTGCTCTAACCAGTGCATTACCGAAGCGACCAAGCGAAAGTGACCGCATTATTTATTTCCCCAATGGGTCAGAGATACACGTAATTGGTTTGGACAAGCCTGAGAGGATCGAGGGCATTCCGTGGACCGGCGGCGGAATTGATGAATTCGCAGACATTAAAGCGGATGCGTGGGAAGCGAATATTTACCCAGCGCTGAATACCGTTCATCCCGGAGACGAAGGATACAAGGCGTTCTGCTGGTTGCTTGGCGTGCCAGATGGGCTTAACCATTACTACGAATTATGCGAACGCGCCAAAACAGGTGTAAGTGATGATTTCGAGGTTTTCCATTGGATGACCGAGGAAATATTCCCTGAAATGGCTGCTGAAGCTAAAAAGGTTATGTCTGAAAAGCAGTATAACCAAGAGTTTCGAGCCGCGTTTGAGACCGCTACGGGCCGCATCTACGAGGATTACAGCGACGATAACCACACTGATGCAGTAATTGAGCCTCATGAACAACTGCACTGGATGCACGATCAGAATTTCACGCCCCTGTCATCGGCTATTGGCGTGATCAGAAGCAACAAGCTTTATCTGCTTGATGAGATCGTCTTGACCAGTGCTGTTTCTCGTGAAAGCGCCCTTGAATTTGTGGAGAAATACAAAGACCACAAGAATAAGCACGTTTTTCTTTATGGTGATCCAGCCGGGCGTGCAGGTGAGAAGCATGGCCATAAATCAGATTACGATGATATTAAAGACGTTTTGCGCAGTAATGGCTGGCAGTTTACAGACAAAGTAAAACGAAAAGCACCTGCAATCAAAGACAGGCAAAATGCTGTTCGCGCACGTATTCGTAATGCAAATGGCGATGTTTTCCTGTATATTAACCCAAAGACTGCTAGCTGGTGCCATAAAGGACTTGCAACAGTTCAATTACAAGCCGGATCTACATTTCAGGAAGACCAGAAAAACCAGTATCAGCATATAACAACTGCAATCGGTTACATGATTGATGTTGTATGGGGTATAAGTAAAGTTCTTGATACGCGTGGAATTGGAATGTCCACACAATCGTAAGGAAACATTATGTCTATTGATTATAAGCGCGAAGACTATCTTAAGGCCTACGATGTGTGGCAAAAGATCGAACATGTCATCAAGCAGGAAGAACTAAAGCAATATCTGCTTACGTTGAATGCTTTTGATACTTCTGATCAAAATAAATGCCTAAATGAAAATTACAAAAAACGTGCTGTTTTTTACCCTCTAACGGCATTTACCGTTGAGGGAATGGTTGGTTCGGTTTTCCGTAAGACGCCAACGCTTAATGTTCCGCCGTCAATGGAGTACGTCACGAATAACGTTGATGGGGCCGGTAATTCGATCTATCAGCAATCGCAGGCTGTTTTTGCTGAGGTGATCGCTAAGGGCCGGGCTGGTCTGGTTGTTTCTTACCCTCCGGTTGAGGGCGAGCAATCACAGGCAGATATAGTGGCTGGTAGAAACGTTCCAACGATCAGCTATGTAGACCCGGAACAGGTCATTAATTGGCGTACTGAAACCATTGGGTCAAAGACG